TAAATGAAATGACGTTTGTAACAGACAAGAGCGGGAATAATCCGAAGGACTTGCCGTGGGATCACTTCAACCGTAGCGGTGGTGGTGCTCCTGCGGCCGTCGTCCCCATGTATGCTGGTGAGCGGTACCTTGACTCAACTGCCGGAGTTGTGTACCAGGCAATGAGTCCGCTAGCCAATTCATGGCAAGTTGTTACCAACGTCCGTCGCTAGGTGTGAGTCACACCAGGAACCAAACTTATGCCTAACTACAAACTCATCGAAGGTTCTGTGCAGTATCGGTTCCACATGAGCCGAGCACGCGTACAGATTTTTGGTGGGGCGTTTGCGAATGGTAAGACCGCAGCGTTGTCAGTGAAGGCACTTAAGCTGGTCAAGGACTATCCAGGTTCCAATGGCCTGCTAGCTCGTGAAACATATCCTAAGCTCAACGACACACTTCGTAGAGAGTTTTTTAAATGGTGTCCCGCATCGTGGATCAAAAAGAAACCAACACAAGAGGATAACACTTGCTATATGCACAACGGAAGTATAGTAAATTTCCGTTACATATCGCAGCGTGGACGTTCTCGAGATGACGGGAGTTCAACGAGCAATCTTCTTTCTGCTACGTACGACTGGATTGGGGTCGATCAGGTTGAAGACCCAGGGATCATACATAAGGACTTCTTAGATTTGTTAGGCCGTTTACGCGGCGACACGCCTTACCAATCCGATGAAGACGACGAGTCGATGCCATCAAGTGGCCCGCAGTGGGTTATGCTCACAGCGAATCCATCACATAATTGGTTCTATAAAGAACTTGTGCAACCGTATTTGTTGTGGCTGAAAACCGGACAGCGCACTGAAAAGCTACTTGTATATGAAGATACGAAATTACCAATTCTGGAATTATTCGAAAGTGATACGTATGCTAATAAGAGTAACCTTAGCGATGACTACATCAGAACCCTTGAAGCGACATTCAAGGGTCAAATGCGTGACCGCTATCTACTTGGCAAATGGGTAGCGTTCGAGGGTCTTGTCCATCCAGACTATGACCACGTGACTCATACTCTCACACGCAAAGATGCTGAACACTATTTAGCAGATTGCCTTCTGCATCACGTCCAGGTGCAAGTTATCGAGGCGTACGACTTTGGTATCGTGTCACCAAGTTGTTATCTGCTGGCTTTCGTGGACCATATGGGTCGAGTAATAGTGCTCGACGGTTACTACAAGACGGACTTTTCATATGACAAACAGCCCGATGAAATTAGGCGCATCCGAGCCAAATACTCAGGAATGCTTATGTTTAACGGACGCATTCACGCAGACCCAGCTATTTTTAAAAAGGTTGTTGTCGCAGGACTGCGGGAGACAGGCAGCACTATCGCTAAGTTGTTCGAGGAGATGGGACTGTGGATGCGGCCGGCAAGTAACGATATTGTTACAGGTATCGCCAAAGTAAACTCGTATCTGAATGGCCGGAAGGGAATACCGCATATCATCACCGGCGAAGACCCTGGGCCATTGATTTATTTTTGTGACGATTTGCCTTTTATTCAGGATGAATTCAATACGTATTACTGGAAACAAAACCCATTGGGTCAGCGTATCGACGAGCCAGCCGACACGAACGATCATGCAATGAATACGTTGAAATACATGCTTTCGTATTTGCCAGACGTGAGCAAAATCGTGACGCCGAAAGAAGCATTGCCTAAGAAATGGATGCAATGGCATGAAGTAGAAATGGGCGATAGGTCATCGGGAGCGTGAAGTCTTGCCCTCGCGAAGGCGGGGGTCGGCGAAACCCCTCAGTGTGAGTCAAACTCATGTCAGATTTTTATGATCGTGGCGATGATTTAGGTCCGACCGGAGTCGATGCAACTGACGTGTTCAACGTTGACACGAATGATGTTGGCGATCAAGGTGTTGCGAAGTCAACGGAACCGGCGCCAGTTTATCGTATTTACGAAGGTAGTCGTATCGCAATAAGCTCTTCCGTTGGTAAGTTGTGGGAGAAAAAGGTTACTGCTGCTATCGCTGCATACGAACAAGTTGTGATCATTTGGGATGAAGTGTTTAAGTATTACAATAACAATCAGAACAAGTCCATCGAGTCCACACGCGGACTGTTTAAGCGTGGTGACGGCACGGAAAACATTATGTTTTCCAATCTTAACATTATGTTGCCTGCGGTTTACAGCAAAAATCCCGATGTCACATGTAGTACAATCGACGAAGTTGAAGAACCATTTACCAAGTCGCTCGAAAAAGTTCTCAATACTCTTATTCGAGGTCAAAACGGTCTTAATGCGAAGCCCAAGATTAAGAAGGCCGTTGGTGTCGGTTTGCTTACCAATTTTGGCGTTCTGAAACTTGACTGGACGAAGAAAAACGACTCGCGGGAGATTGCTGTTCAACAGATGCAATCGTTAACAGACGAACTTGCATCGGCGAAAACTCAAGAACAAGTCGAACTGATCTACGGCAAGCTTGAAGCACTTGAACTATCAATGGAAGTACTGAAACCATCCGGCCCGTCGCTTTGTAATGTGCTTCCGCATAATCTTATCATCGATCCATATGCTGAACAGCAAGATGGCAGCGACGCGGATTGGATGGCTGAACGTTGTTTCTTGTCCACAGCGATGTTGACAGAGCGTTACACTATACCGGACCCAGCGACTCAGAATGACTCAAACTCGAATAACCTTGTCGGCAACGATGGCGGTATCAAGGAAACGTCTGCAGGCGCACGTACATTGGTTTATAAGCCGACGCATAAGGCTGCATTTAACACGGCAGATGGACGGCGTGATGACGGACTCGGTTTAGTCTTACAAGCTATCGAATCAGGGTCACAGTCAACGCATCATACCGACGACGAGCGCACGGCCTATCTCAACATGTATACGACCGAGTGTTATATTGTATGGGACAAGGTGGCACGTCGCGTTATGCTATTTCAGCGTGACGATTGGTCGTGGCCGTTGTGGGTATGGGACGATCCATTGGTGATCAGTCGATTTTTCCCGTATTTCATTATCGGTTACACGATGTCCACCGGCGGCACGGTCGCTGTAGGCGAAACTGCATACTACATGGATCAACAAGATGCGATCAATGACATCAATCGCAAAATGAAGCGAATGCGAACGTCTGTGTTCGACTACTTTCTATATAACTCAGACATGGTGGACAGTGACCAAATCGAAAAGCTCATCAACGCCGTCCGCGGTGAAGGGTCAGGTGACGCGAAACATGTTATTGGTGTCAAAGCGGGCGAGAAGAAGGTCAGTGATCTTATTGAACCAATCGTTCCGCGGATGGATCAGTACAAGGAGTTATTTGATAAGCAGAGCCTCCTTGATGCTATCAATCGAATTACGAACACGTCTGATGCGCTTAGAGGCGTACAATTTAAAACCAACACAAATGAAGACGCTGTTAATACCTACCAAGAATCCATGAAGCTTTCCGTTGGCGCGAAGGTCGATGTTGTCGAAGACGTAGTAGCTGCAATTGCACATTCGCTTGCAGAATTGTCTGTGCAAAACTTAACACAAGACGATGTAGTCAATCTCGTCGGGCCTACATTTGCGCTTGCGTGGCGTCAAATGTCAATGGTGGAATTTAATGGTCGGTACAGCGTTGAAATCGTAGCCGGGTCAATGGAGAAACCCAACAGTGTATTCAAGAAAAAGGAAGCCGTACAAATCGCCCAAGCTGTGGGTCAGTTTGCGCAAGCGGCTCCCGGAGCGACGCTTCAAATTATGCTTCGGGTATTGGAGCAAGCGTTTACGGAAGTTGTTATTAAGCCGGAAGACTGGCAGGCTATTACACAGGAAATGCAAGCCAAGACCGCTCAAGGCGTAGGCGCGCCACAAGGCACTGCACAAGGTCCACAATCGGTTCAGGGAGGCGCACCAGCACAACCCGGGGCACAAGGCGGTCAACCTCAACAGGGCGCACAGGGGCAAAATCCAATAGCACAGATTCTGGCAAACTTGCCACCAGAAATCAAGCAACAAGTCGTCGCAATGAAACAGCAAGGTAAAACGGATCAACAGATTCAGAGCTTCCTGTTGCAGCATGTTGCAGCACTGCATTCAGGACAAACTCAACCGCAAGGTGCTGGTGCAGGTGCTCCGAAATTAGGAGTACCGCCGAAACCAATGGTACCGCCCGGACCGAGTGGAATGCCAGGCGCTTCACCAGGGGGCCAGAGCGTTCCCAATTTACAGT